TCATCTTCTTTAGCTTTAATAATACTTTGTTTCCACTCTGAAACTTTAGATCTAAATTCTTTTTGTTTATCTTCTGGTAAACTTTCATATATTTTTTTAAGATTTTCATATCCACCAAAGTTTCCATTTTGAACTTGTTTATAAATATTGTTTGCATGTTTTGTACCATTCTTATAATTGAATGGAGTATCAACATACTCACTAAATAAAAAGTTTGCTTTTTCTCTAATTACTCTTGCATCCCAATTTTTAGACCAAGCAAGAAGATCAGCTTTACTAATACCATTAACAATAAGCTCTTGTTGTTTTTCTTCTTTACGCAATTTTAAAATATCATCTAAAGATAATTTTATTGGGTTACCATCTTCACCCATTAATGGTGTATTATCTGGGCCATTAATACTTTGTTCAGCTCCACCTTTAATAATATCCGGTATTAATTCTAGTGTTTCATTACTGTAAATTAATACAGTAGCATCTTTCATATTTTTATAATCTTTTAATAATTTATCTGAATAAGAATTAAGATAAGTATTTGCTGTTGTTGCTAGTTTAGCATTAGCTACAATACTTGCCTCACCATCTACTTCTAATAAACTATCAGAGTATCCATTAACAATAGCATTTAATTCTGTTGTAAATGTTTCAAGATCCATATCTCTTGCATAGGCTTTTGTTTTAAGATTAGCAAAATCATTAGATGCTCTCATTGTAATCTGTGATGTAAGTAAACTTAATTGAGTAGCTCTTATAGCATTGCCATAAGTTGTACCTTTTTTACCTTCTATCAGTTTATTTTTTTCATCTGGATTAGCATCTAGAAATTGATCAGTTGATACAGGATTTTCAGCTGCATATTTAATACCAGCATCTTCCATTTCTTTATCAACTTTTTTTAAAGCAAAGTTATTTAATTGATTAAGTTTATTATTTAAACTATCCATACCAGCTTGAGCTACTTGGAATTGAGGAAATGATATAGAAGGAATTGCTGCTCCTCTAACTAAACCACCTGGATATGTTTTTCTTTCTCTTGCCATTATACTACTTTCTTTTTATCAGTTGGTGGTTTTTTATCAAATGCACCGGTAGTACCTAGCTGCCCCATATCAGTACCTAATCCAAATATAGCATTTAGATAACCCATTTTTTTTGCTTGTTTCCCAGCTATCTTATAATTATTAAATTGTATAATACCTAAATTTTGTGTTAGCTCCTGGTTAAGAGCTGCAAGTGAAAAGTCCTCTGCACCTTCTCTTAATGAAATAATTTGTGATGTTAAAATAGATCCTTCATTAGTTAAGGCCCCACCAGCTGCACCTCTTGCAACAATAGTACCTAATGCTTTATTAGTTTCTTTTAATGCCTCAACACCTTGCTCTTTGTATTCAATTCTTTTTTCTTTAAATTGTAATGCTGATATATCTGCCTGGGCATCCATACTAGCTTTAGTAGCAGCTGCTGAATATAAAGTAGCATAGGCTTTACCTACACTAGATGCTACTGCTATTACTGTCCAAATACTCATTATTGTCCTACACTCACTTTATACTCCACCCCAAGTAATGTGAAGAAGAGGGGAGCTGATTGACTAAATGTTAGTTGTCCTTCACGATCATAACCTAACATTGGTTTTCTTCTTTTCTTTCCTGTAAAAAAACTTGCTGCTGTAAATGGAAATTCTTTAGCATCTAAAGTTAAATTTTGTGAAAGGTATAATAAAGCTGTTGCCTCTACTATTCTTTTCTTTTGTCCAACTGTATTACCACTTGGTAATTTTAATTCTACCGGCATTGTTTTTATAGTAGGTGTATAGTTTAATCCTACTTCAACATAAGTTGTTGGAATAGCATCTAAAGTTATTTGACCAGATCCATTAACAACTTTATCAGTTTGCATTGCATCATCAGCAATTACCTTAACTGTCTTACCTTGTAAATGTGATAGGCCACTCAATGTTGTAGATGATGGTTTTGTACCACCAATAAATAATATTGAACCATCTGTAGTATTATCATCATTGAAAGTTTCAACATGATAAACTGTATTAGAATTTACTGTTCTTTTAATTACAAAATAAATTGTATCTACATCTACAGCTACATTTATAAATTCACCATCAGTAGATGATAAAGATGGAGCTATAACATTTTGGCCTCTCAAGATTGAGTAAGTTGCAAGAGATCCATCAGTATTAACAATTAATAATAAATCACCATCATCAGTAGATGTTGCTTTTCTTAATGCTAGATCTGTTGGGGAAACAAGTAAATGAGAAGATAATAAAGAAATATTATTTGATATGTAAGATAACTCTACATCACTAAATAAAAATTCTCTTAATGACTTACCAGATCTTTGTATAAACATTGTACCACTTTCTGCTCCCACAGGCTTGATACCTTCTTTTGATCCTCGTTTAGTTGCACCTTGTATTACAACATTGCCTGGTGTGATTGGATCTAGATCTGATTGTGGTAAAAAGAATTCACCACCTTTAGTAAATATTTGTAAATCTCTACCAGAGAATAATCCTGTAACAGCATTAACCTGGCCTGTGTTTAATGTAACTTCTATAGCATCATCATCCAATGCCTCACCTGGATTAAAGTCAAAAAATCTTGCTACTCTAGATGCAAAGATTGTGTTTGGTCTAGATTTAGATCCACCAAAATATAATCTTCCTTCATGAAAAGTTACTGTTCTAGGGTAACCATTAGTATTACTCCAGGCATCTACATAATCAACTTCTAATAACCAAGATCCATTTGCTATAGCAGATGTATTAAAGAATGGTATTTCAACAATAGCCTCAACAGATGTGCCAGATACAAATCTAGTTATTCTTGCTCTACCAATTCCATCAACTGCCTCAACATAATCATTAACATTACCAGATGAAAAAACTGATGAAGATGCTGTTATTGTAATATTACCATCTACAGCAGAAGGAGTTATTGTTCCAGCTGGATTAGAAGTAGATAATGAAAATGCAAACTTTGGAATATACTCAAATGTAATATCTGTAATAGTCCAGGCAGTATGACTAGCTCCTCTTTTAATTTGTTTAGGGGCCATGTCCTCCTGGACAACAATTAATGTATCTGCTGATTGAGCATAATCTATTGTACCAATCATTGCTGATGTAATAGATGTGGTTAAATAATCGTTACCAGATGCATTAATATTTGTTTGTAAAACTTTATCTTTATAAATGTACATTCTATTATGTACAAATAATAACATGTAACTTTGTGTAGTTGAAAATTCAAAAGGTACTAATCTACATCCACTTTGAGGAGCAGCAGCAGAAGGTATAGTTGAAACATATTGTAGTCCTGGCCTACGAGTAATTCCACCTTGAGGCTGAATAACTACATTACGAGCTTGTTCTAATGAATTATAATATTGATCAATATCTATTCTAGATTTTAATAAAGGATCTATTTCCCCTGTGGTAAAATTTGTTTGTAAAGTTGCAGCTCTGCTCATTATCTAACATCTGTTAATGGAAACTCGTGAATTGCATAAGAAGGTTTACCTCTAGCATCTGCATTAGCAGCTTGTCTAAAATAACCCCCTCTACCATTTTCAGATGGAGTACCTAATGCTGTGACTTTCCAATAATCTGCCTTTGTTATTTGATCTGTTACCGGTTCAGCTAAATGCCAAGCCATCATATAAACAAGTAATTGTACAAAATATGAAGGCATTAATCCTTCTGTTATTTCACTTGTAATATAATCAATAAAAATTGTTTTTTCATTTGTAAATATTGCTGGGCCAGATGTTGTATAAAACATTTCAAAATTTGTAATTGGTTGAGCTAAAGATGCTTTAGTATTATAAACTTGAAATGCTTGACCAGCTACAGCTGTTGAAGGTAAATCATATCTATAATCCCATTCACCTATTGGTGATGTAGAAGATTGAGATAATTGTAATTTTGTAAATGCAAAACTCCATTGGTACATAGATAGAGTTTGTCTTTTAATAGTTTCGTAAATGTTATTACATACAGCAGCAGCATCATTTGATGTATCGCTAAATGAACTTATAGTATCAGCTCCTAATAAATTTAGAGCTTGGTTGCATATAGTTATATTTGTATCGCCACTTGCCATTTAATTCCTTTTAATACAGAGAAGGCCCATTAAGGGCCTCCTCATATTTATTTATTAATCTGCGTCAGCAACAGTAATAGCTGTTCCATCAGATACATCCACTACTCCAGATGCATTTGATAGCACTACTACTAAACTAGCAGTAGGTGTATTACTATCGTACACATAAATTAAATCACCAACTTTTAAACTATCGGATGCTGTATTAAAGTATCCAGAAGTATTAACAGTTGCGATTGCGTCAGCTGATTTGTAACTCCACATTTGAGGAGCATTACCAGCTTTTGATTGACCACCTATTGGTTGTAGTCCTATTTCTGCATAAGCCATAATTTATATCCTTCCTCTATTAGCTTTCGTCACAAGTTATTTTTACAACACCTTCGTCATCTATAGATACTGCACCAGCACTAAACATAGAATTAACTAGGAACGAAGTTTTCTCCGGAACATAGTTGATCTCTGTTTTTTGTGCCATGTTTTCAGCCATACCTATTGCTGAACGATGGAAAGCAAAAATACTTCTGTCGTTTGATGTTAATGGTAGTCCACCTTCATCTCTGTCGCCTAACACAATAAATTTCATACCCATAAATGTGTTAATTTCGCCAGAAACAAGAGCTTTGATAGACGCAAAGTCGCCACTTACTGCTCTCTCATCACCTAGTAGTCCAGCTAAATTGTTAGCATGAACAGCTATGCAACGATCATCAAAGGGAACATTTTTTGTGTCAAGAGCTTTTTTAGCAGCTATTAACTTTCCAACATTCAAGTTTGAGTTTGCAGCAGAACCAGATGTAACAACATTTTTCGCTACTGTTGATGCACCAGATGCACCATTAAGAGCATCTATGACTAATTGGTCTATTCTTCTACCGATTGCTTTTGATACTACTTGAACAAGCTCTGATCTTTCATCAAAATTAACTTTTGCTTGATGAAAAATATCGCTGTATTCAGCAGCATTGTAATCTGACATAGTTGCAGTTACCTGGCTGTAAGTTACATTTAAAGGTGTAACATCAGTTTGAGGTATCCTTGCAGTTGCAGATCCCTTACCAAGTTTATTAAACTTGTAAGTTTGCCCTTGTACTCCAGATCTTAATCTAACAGCCTGTCGCAATACACTTTCTGATTGGTAAGCCTGTTTGACCTCTGCATCAAATAGAGTAACAAAAGCATTTGTTATTGATTGTGCCATATTTATCCTTTCATATATTACACATTGTTACTATTATTTTCAGTTGTCGGAATACATATCCGGCTGATCGTATGGTGTAGTTGCCCACCAGCCAGAAGGCTAAATGAATATTTAGTTATCTTCACTTACAAAGATAAGCGATTTTATATCAAATGTAAATAGTTTAAAAAAAATTATTTATTCATTAGATTTCGCCTGTTGATGTTGCAGTACCAGGGAATGCTCTAGCAAACTGTTCTTCAACTTTTCTTCTAAATACTGGATCTGATTTGTATTTAGGATCATTTACTAAACTATACAACTCTTCTTTAGATGGTTGCCCTTCAACATCTATAGGAGCTGTAGGTATAGTTTGTTCACCATAATACTTACGAACTTTATTTAAAGCATTAATACCATTGCCTGTAGCTGCAAAAATTTTAAACTCATCAAAGTCAGCATCTGACCATATACCTTTAGATACTAATCCTTGGCCCCAAGTAGTAATACCTTTTATAATCTGATCAGCATTAGGCCCTAGTATTTTTTTTTCTTCGTCAATATTAATACTATCTTCTTCTGCTTGAGCTACAGATAATTCTTTAAATTTATTTACAAGATTATCAAATGCAGCTTGAGTTGGTTTATTTTCTTTTGCCCAATCTTTAAAATAAGATGCTAATTCATCATCCTCATCTATATCTTCTAATGCTGCCATATCATATTCTTTAGGAGCTTTATGTTTTCCCATAGAAAATTGTTTTTGTAATTCAGTATATGACTTACTTAAATCTTCTGTTTTAACTCCTTCTTTTTCATCCCAGAATTTATCTTCAATGTAATCTGGTTTTTCTAATTTAGCTCCATCTGTTTCTTGTTGAGGAGTTGTATTAGTTTGCTCTTCTTCTTTATGAGGAATAGTTGTTTCCTCTGCATTAGGTTCTACCGGTTCTGTAGCTGGAGCATCACCAATTAAACTTTCTTCATTTTTTATTTCTTCACTACTCATTTTTTGCCCTTTCTATTCTCATTAATATATCTCGCATAACAGAATTTTGTCCTTCTCTAGCAAAGCCAAAAGATGTTTCAGATCCTGGTATCCAAGTTGGTTGATCAAGTGTTTTAGATTTTAAATGTTCTAAAACTTTTTTTCCTTCTTCTGTTTCAAATGTTCTAGCATAAGCCTTATCTAATTCTAACTGATCATCTTTACGATGAACAACATCAAGAGTATTTAATCCTTCCCATCCTGGAGTATTAATATCTGCCATTAAGATCTAGCCTCTGCCTCTAAAGCCATAGCTGGTTCTTCTTGAGGAGGAGCTTGATCTTGAGGTTGCTCATTCCCAGGTGGTTGCTGCTGCATCATCATCTGTTGCTGCATAGCCATAGCTTGTTGTTGGATCTGTTGCTTTTCTTCTTCGCTGTTTCTTAAACTAGCTGGTATGCCAAGTTTATCACCAACGAATGCAGCAATAGCATCCGGTTTTATTTCAGCCACCCCACCAGGGCCTAACGAGTTAGCAATTTGGAAAAACTGCATGACCTCATTTACCTCTTCTAAATTTTGAGCTTTAGCAAGAGGTGATATTGGTACTACTTTAACCTCTAATCCATCTATCTTTAGAGGTAATTGTATCAATCCTTTTTCATCCATTATAAATAATGTTCTACGAATTATTGGAACCATTGTTTCTGTAATTAATCTTCCAAATGCAGCTCCCATATTTTGAGCTAACTCTTTCATTCTTTCTACAATTTCAGTTGCAGATCTAGCTGACATATTATCTGGAGGTAAAGTATCATCTAATAATGTTTTTTTAATATTCATTCTTAAATCATTAATAACAATTTGAGATACATTAAAATCACCAGCTCTTGGAAGAGGGGCCAATGATGCACCTTGAGGCCCACCATTTCTAGCTACAGGAATAATTGCACCTGGAGTAATTCTAATGTTGTTTGGATTTAATACACCATCATCAGCTGCTGTGTAAATTCCAGAGATTGCTAATGATGCATTCTTTAATAATAATTCTAAAGTTTTATTTAATGTTTTAATATCTGGTAAAGCAGTTACTAATGGGCCTCTACCCATAACTTCACCTGGTACTTTCATATATCTACTTACTATCCAAGGTGATTGATCCATTCTTTTATAAACTAATTCTGTATTAGTTTTTTCATGGATGACATGATAGCAGTAATCTTTTCTTTCTGGATCTACTACTACTGCCTCACAGAACTCTATTTTTTCCTGTGGCTTATCATCTATCATTCTTTGTAACTCTGGTGAAATATTTGCACCAGGGAATTGTCTAGCAACAGCATCACCGGTAACTCTTAATCTTCTATATACATTATCAACTGTACCATTAGGCCCTTCTTCTAATGCAATTAAATATTGAGGAACAGGAGTAAATGTTACAGGGTTTAAATCATCGCCAGGCTGAATTAACATTGCAGCTGTACCAACTGATAGATCTAATAAGAATTCACCAATAGCTAAATCAAAATTACTTTGTCTTAATACTGCAAATAATTTATCTAAATATAAATCAAGAGCTTGTTGCGTTTCACCTTTTCTTTCATTTGGTATATCATTACCAGGTTCTAATCTGCACCATTTTTTATAAGGAGGAAATAATCCAGATTGAATTCTGTTAGCAAATCTTTGAACAGAATGTATTCCTGTACTATCAAACACTCTAGACATTTTACCCTGTCCAGGAATGTTACCTTCATAATAACCATCATATAAATTTCTTTGAGGTAAAGCATATTGATAACACTCTTCATAAATTGTTCTCCAATTTTCTTTTGCACCAAATGCTTTCTTGTGTCTTTTTAAAATTTCTTGTGGTTTTAAATACATCATAATTATGCCTTATTGTTTGCTGCAAAACTAGCTGCTGCTTGTTTATTTGCAAATCCCCATTTTTTTAATGCAAGTTTTAATCTCGTTGGCTTTCCATCTTTTTCTAATGGGCCAGGTACTTTAGAAAATCTTGCAGCAAAAGAAATTCTTCGGCCATCTTTACCAGAGCTTTGTGGTCTTTTAACACCAAATTTTTTTCTACCAGCATCATTTAAACCACCAGATGGATCTTGAAATCTTTTAGCTACCATTAGAATATTACAGCTCCTAAAATAAATCCAACAACAAAGCAGATCCATTCTCTTCTGTAATGTAATTCTAATGCTTTCCAATCACTAGGAGTTTTTCCAAACATCATCATGCTGTTGCCTTTTGTTTTTTTTTATTTTTTAATAAAGCAAAATCATTACCACTTATTTTACCATCTTTATTAGCATCTAATTTTTTTTGATTACCTTTTAAAGTATTCTTTTTTTTCATTTTCATTTTGTACATAATTAATAAACCAATCCTTTCTTTCTATTTTTTCTACTCATTTTTTTCTTTGCTTGTTTAGCTGCTTTCTTTCCAGCTTTTGTATAAGGATATTTCTTACCAGCTACATTAGGCATTAAACTAATCCTTTATTTCTTTTAGATCTTGGAAATCCAGCTTTCATATTTTTATATGCCTTATCTGAAATAGTAGAATTCTTTTTAGATCTGCTAATTCCTTTTTTCTTTCTTGCGTTTATGTTTGCGTATAATCCAGGTTTAGCCATTATTTATTTTCCTCTCTTTTTTTTTCATCATTCTTGCATTTACAATCACCATTGCACTCACAATTATTTTTTAATTTTATGAAACGAGGGTTTCTATTATATTCTTGAGTTTCTCTATCTGGCATTTAAGCTCCTAATTTATTTTTAGTATCTCTTGGATTTCTACTTACTGTTTCACCTAATGATGTTGATGGAGCATAGTTAGCTAGAGTAGATACATTTCTTCTTTTTCTTCCTCCTACTTTTCTTCTAACTAATTTTTTACCTTCTGGTTCAGTTGTTTTTTTTACTTCTGTTCTTCTATCTTCAATTTGAGATGTTGCTGAAGGTGATCCACCTCCACCGGTAACTCTAGAAATAGTTTTTTTAATTACTCTTGCTGGTGATCCTCCCATTATGTGTACCTCTTCTCTGTATCATAAGGATTACGATTAGCTACTGTTGGTGTCATGCTATTTGTAACTCCTAATGCTGGATTGTTTCTTTCATCTGAAAATAATAATTTTGCGTTTGTTCTACGAGATCTAGATCTTGCAGCTATCTTTCTTTTTTCTCTTTGTTCATTGGCATCAGCTCTCGCCTCTCTTTCATCTAAAAGTTTATTAGATGTTTCCACTTGTTTAGGTGGTTCATATTTTGGCATTTTGAATAGTGATCCCATAGTTTTAAAAGTACCTCGCAAACATTACATAGTCGGAATTATCAACACCATAATGTTTTAAAATTCCTTCTTCTACAAAATACATTGCTTTTATCCATTTGAGAGCAGAAACATTTAAAGAACTGACAGTTACTTGTAATCTTTTTAATTTTAGATCAGCAGCTGCTAACTTCATAAACTCTAATGCACCTTTGTGAAATTTTATTTTATGCTCTGAAATTTTTTTTTTATCTGGTATCAACCATAATTCTGCAACTCCAGGCCAATAAGGAACTACACCAAAGCATAACATAGGCTTACCATTCTCAATAACTGTATAGCCATAGCCTTGCTCACTAGCAGCATCTATATAATCAAAGTAATTAGTTTGAGATAAATTTAATCTATCAAATTCATTTAGATCCATAATCTTTAATAAGTAAGATCTAAAAGGAACTACACTAATCTTTGTTTCCTGGATCTTGAATATCTGTTCTAGTTTCTGTAGGTTCATTTATTTCTTCTGCTGTTGCTCTGGTTCCTGGTTGATGTAATACAATGCCTTTCCATTTATCATCTTCTACTTCTATAATTTTTTCTTCTAGCAAACTCATTTCACCGATCTGCCAAACCTTAATTAAATATTTTTTGATCATGCAAATATATCAAAATCTGCACTAGCTACTGATGCTGAAAAGTTTTTATTACCACCTCTTGTTAATCGTTTATGTTCACCACCACCTAATAGTAAATACATAAAAGCATCACCGACATGCGAATGTTCATTCTTATTAGGTTGATCTTTGTATCTTTCACCACCAGATATTTGAACTCGTTTAAAATGATAACCACCATTCAATGCTTTTCGTAATCGCTTACATCTTTTATCAACTAACAATCCAGGCTTACCTTGGATTAACCTATTCATTGGAGCTGCACCAGCCTCTCTACGAACTCTAAAATCATTTGTAGCAGTTGGTCTAGCAACTAATCCAATGGTTCTTAAATGATCAAATGCAGTAACTTCAAAGATCTCATCCCTTTTCATACCAGCTGGATCACCCCAAACTAATACATCATACTTTGGAAATCTTGTTTCTAATTCACCTTTTAACATATAACCAAATCTTTCCAGGCCCATATCAAATGTTACAAGCTCATGAAATATTCGCCATTGTCCATTAGGTAATTTCTGACCAAAGATAGCAGCTGGAGTTAAACCAAAGTCAACACCTACCTGGATAGGATATTGAATATCTGGTTCTAAATATTCTTCTGTCATTAAAGTATCATCATACTCACCCATGACAGGCTTACCTTCTTGAACATAAGTATATCTACCCTGGGCATAGCATCTAATCCAATCAGCATTCTTACCAAGTAATGTTTGTTCGTAATAACCAGCTGTTAAATTTTTTCTATTTTCTGTAGTAGGATTTGTTCCCCACCATTTGTTTGCTGCATAAACAAAACCATTAGCCTCTGGATTTTCTGGTAACTCATTTTCTGTAGCCTCTTCAACAGCTCCTGGCTGCTTATAAAACTTCCAGGCATATTTACCTTTCATCTTTTCTTTCTCTGCTAAATTATACCACCAATGATCATCATCCATTGGGTTTGTATCCATAATAATTCCTCGCCATGGTTTTGCTCCACCATCTGATAATGTAGGATACCTTCCAACTCTGTGTGTTAATCCATCTATAACAGCTTTAGGCAGCTCTCTAGCCTCGTTTACCCATGCTCCTGTCAATTCCATTGATAATAACTTTCTAACATCTTTAGGTTGATCAAGGGCCAGGAAGATAACTTCACAATCTATACCTGGAGCATTATCTCTAGCTGGTAATTTTATATGATGTGTTAATGGAGGTGACCATCTAAATGCACCCCAAATGTTCTCTGGAAATAACTCTTGCCATGTTTTAATAGTAGTTGTCCTCAACTCCGGATAAGAATTACGAACTACAACAAACCTAGAATACTTGATCCCATCACGAGGACTTTGTACTTGATTAACAGCTCTGATCATAATCTCTGCTGCACAAGCATAAGACTTGCCAGATCCCACCGGCCCCATTAATCCTCTTACAAAACTTTTATCATTTAAAAATTTCCAAACAGTAGGGGATGTACTAAAGTCTAGATTTAGATTTGCTATTGCATTACTCATTTGTGATTGCCTTTACTATTGATTTAATTCTGCTGTCATCTTCTTTTTTTCTTTTAAAGACTATATCTCTATAATCTTTTATATTCTTGCCACACTTTTTTGCACACTCACGATCACTCAACTTGTTCTTGAGCATCGCTACTTGGATCTGTTCCACTTCCTTGTGGTTCATTAACCTCAACATTCTCTGCCTCCACTATTTTAGGTTCTTCCGGCCCACTCATATTTATTTGCACAACACTCGGTCTATCTACATCTTGCTCTGGTTCTAATAATCCAGATGCTTTAGCTAATACTCTTAACACTCCAACTTTATCATGCAGCTCTACTTCTAACTGTGGCCCCATCTTTGTCGGTGTTACTTTAATTTTTTTTATAGCTTTGATTGCTGACTTTGAAATATTTTTAGGATCTCTAATAGTAACATTACCTTCATCATCCCAATCCATTATCTCATCAATATTCGCAGTAGCTATATCAATCAATTCTTGAGCAACATTATCTTTGTTATGCTCAATGACTTCGGATTTTCTAATCCTCCTCTGAACCACTCGGACACCACCGAAACGATCCAGAGGGGGTTTTATAATCCTCTTTTTAGTAGGGGATTGCGTCATCCATTTCTTCCTTATCAGCTTGTTCAGCTGCTAGATTGACAGGGGGTTCCTCATCTTTATTCTCAAATGTGTTAAAGAATAAAATAGGTTCACCTTTTTTATATTCTTTGGTTTCATCTTTCCTATAGATCTTTGTATCTAATCTACCTGGAACCGGAACATACTTTCCTGTGTCTTTATTGTAATCAGCACCAGGCCAAGTTTCTATAATTACTTCTGTTCCTTCTGGAATAGATGCAGCTTTAAAAAACTTAAATCCTCTGTTGCTGGATATTGGTTTCGTCATATATTTCCTCACTTGTTTGTTTCATGTTTTATTTGTAAAAAAATTGTGAGATATACCCCTATAGATATACGCACCCTGGGGGAGAAGGGGGTACACTTTTTCTAAAAGAAAAAGGCCCAGGTTTCTGCCCTGTATATTTACAATCTTCTACAGTACAAATCATATACGAACCTTTAGGCTTTGTAAATAATTCTATTTCCATGGCATCCTTTTTTTATTGGCTAGTTTCTTAATCATCTTCTGTATATCTAGCCTGGTATCATTACCCTTATCTTCCTTAAAGAATATAGGCTTAAAGAAATAGATAGTACCAGGACAATCATACCTATTATCCTTCCTCCATTGTATTGTGGTTCTGATCTTGGCAATGGCTGTATCCGGATGCAATCCTTGATTTAACCAGCTCTTCACTAATTCTTCTTGCTTAAAATCGTAAACTTTATGTTGTCCGAATATTTCTCTACAGAATTTAACATAACTATTCATAATTACTCTACTGCTATTAAGAATAGATATATTGTTAGATGGAGTGTTATGTAGTCGGTCTGAAGGAATATCTACATATTCATTAGAGGGAATATCTACCTTGTTAGTATCTTTCTTATTATTCACTCTAGGGGAATATTTACTATTACTGTTTTTATTCATAAGGGGGCCTTTCGGAATAGTTATCTTCTCTTCAAAGGATCTATCATTTACTGTAGCAATAGCCTTCGCATCCTCTTCCTTAACTTTAGGATCAAACACCATAAAGTATTTGTTACCTTTTAATCCAGGATGTTTCTTTGCATATCTTATGTAACCCCATTCAATTAGTTTCTGTATGTGCTTGGATACAGTTGATTGGGTGATGTGTAAGTTTCTGGCAATAGTAATCTGATTAGGCCAACACACACCGGTTCTTGATGTGTAGTTACCTAGACAAGCCAGGATCATAAATGTTCTAGGATAAGTCTTGAACCTAGGATCTATGACAGCTCTTTGGGGCAGCACACAGAATGCTCCAGGTGTTTTGCCCTTACCATAATCTGCTTTCTTTTTTGTCATTCATTATCTGGTTCTGCTTTAGACTTTAATTCGGCCTCAAGTTTGCCAAAATCTGACCACAGCTCTAATCCCAATTCCTTCTTAATATTCCAGCAATTAGTCTTATCTCTTTTTAATCTTACATGATGAATGATTGTTGTATGATCTCTGTTACCACACATTCTACCTATTGCAGAATAAGATCCATGAGTAAGTGAATTGCATAAGTTTATAAATACAGATCTAACTCTTACAATCTCTGAAAGCCTACTTGCAGATTGTATGTCAGCTGGTGTCATTTCATAGTAATCACAAACAGCCTCAAGTATATCTGAAATCCATACTCGTTTAGCTCTCTCGTTTGGTTGAGGTTTATACTTATCTCTTCTCTTCAATACTCGCAGCTCATCCATGATCTTATCTAATTTACTTTCAAGATAGTTGATCCTTATCTTCGTATCATCTTGAATGGGTTTAGCTTGAACATTAGGTACAGATCCTTGTTGTACATACTCAAAACCTTTCGGTGGTCGCATTACATTATTTGGAATTTTTGTCATTCTTATCCTCTTTCTTTTTTATTGGAACAACTTTAGCTCCAGGGTTTAGCAGCTCCTGTAGATCTTCTTCTGTTAGATCTTCAAGATCAATATCTGTTGGATCTTTTCGTTTTGCTTTTTTTCTTTTATTAATCATGTCAGTAAGCTCTTTGAGTAATCTCTCGCAGTACCAATGGGCCTTACCAATGTCATCCCTAGTACCTTCAAGAGTTTGTACTTTCTTACCAGCTCTGAATGTGTATTTAGCTATATTAAACTTACAGGCCCCAAGTATCTCTGCCTCTGATAATTGTGAGAATGTAGCATCGCAAGTTTCTATTTTGTTATCTTTGTAGTGATCCGGATTTATTTTATCGGCCATTACTTATACCTCCCATGATTTGTTTTTTGATTTGTTTTCTCTTCGGTAGTCCAAATTCCAATACCTCGCTGATCAAAGTAACCATAGGGATCCTCTCTTTTTTAGCCTGGATCTTTAGCTTACTCTTCAAATCTGCTGAAATATTAAGGAAAAGTGGGGTTAATTTAGGTTGCATATTTTTTTTCCTTTTTATTAATTTAACTCTTGACTATTTATATATCGTAAATATATATTTAGTATATGAACAATATAAGAACAACAAAAGCTAGGGAGGCTACACAAATGAAAACATGGTTAATAAAAAAAGCAGAAAAAGTTATTTGCAAAGTTAAAGCTCCACATAAAGCACAAGCTGTAATTATGGCATGGGAAAAAGTTTTTAGAATTGCAAACAGAAAACAAGTTGTAAAAAAGTTTGGCTATACTAAAACATTTTTATTTGCTGAATTAAAATTAGGATCCGAAGGATACTATATGGATAAGGGGGCTGCGTAATGAAAAAATATGTAGGTTACACTAGAGTTAGTACAGATAAGCAAGGTAAGGAAGGTTATGGATCTGCTGATCAATTACAAACTATTAATGAGTTTGTTAAGAATGATGAGCTGCTGCAAGTATTCCAGGAAGAAGAAAGTGGATCTAAAAATGATAGACCACAATTAACACAGGCCCTGGAGTTATGTAAAAAAGAAAAAGCAACTTTAGTTATTGCTAGACTTGATAGACTATCTCGTAACCTGGCATTCACAGCATCACTTATGGAAAGTAAGATTGAGTTTGTTTGTTGTGATATGCCATCAGTAAATAAATTTACGATACAAGTTTTGGCTGCTGTAGCTGAACAGTATTTAGATACTTTAAGAAAGAATACTAAATCTGCTTTGGCCCAGGCAAAAAAAAGAGGAGTTGTTTTAGGTAATACTAAAAACTTAAAACAAGCTGCAATAAAAGGTAATGCTAAAAAGAAATTGTTAGCAGATGAGAAAGCTAGATCTGTTAATAACCTTATAGTAGATCTTAAAAAATATGGTGTAACTACATTATCTGAAATTGCAAAAGCTCTAAATGCAAGAGGAATTCCTACAGTTAGAAATGGTGAATGGTATCCTTCTACTGTAAGAAATTATGTAAATAGATGTTCTGTTAATGTTCATCTATAATAGAAACAATATGTGTCTAAAAGATAAACTATACAAGGTCATTTAGACACCAATTAAAAAGGAGTAAAGATGATACAGTTGATTAAAAAGTATAAAGAGCAAATCAAGTTTGCTGCCGAGTGCATAACATTTCTTTTAATGTTAGTTGCAATTTATTTATTTACTATAGTTATGTGTGCGTTGTCAGATAAGTGTGCTGCATACTATGGAATGATGGGAGGCATATAATGAAATTAACTTCGTATGCCAGAAGAGAGATAGGATCTAGCTCTATCCCTAATTTAGTTTTAACCGATCAAGGTTATATAGGTTTCAGCTCACCGAATGATGAGTTGGAAAAGGCAATCAATGCCTTACAAGGACAGGAGGCTACAAATGACATAGCTAACTTACCTAAAGTTAAAGCTGGTACTATTTTAGAACCGGCAATAATACAAATGTTTCACAATGAACTGAAATTGATTTGTGCTGAACAAGGAAAGCTCCCTCTAAATATAAGTGTTCCGGATAAAGCATACTTCTATGAAGTTGATGGTGGAAAAATAGGCAGCTCCCTGGATGCAGAAATGCATCTTGATAAAACTTTAAACTTGATTGACCATTCTAAAAGCTCCCACAGCTTGAATGGTAAGGGTGTGATTGAGATTAAAAATTATTCTGGGGCTGCCTCTGATGATGTATCTGAAATTTATAAACTCCAGGTACAGGCCCAACTCTTAACTACCGGTTATAACTATGCCATCTTGGTTAGGTTAGTTAAGGGATGGGAGTTACAATGGTTTGTTTATAAACCAAATAAAGAAATACAAGATAAGTTAATTAATGCTGCTGTAGAATTTTGGCATAGAGTTGATGGTATCATGCAAGGTGATAAGCTACACTACGCAGCTGCTAATACAAAAGAGGCATCAAGGATCTTCAAAGGTAATGGATCTAAAGATGTAATTAACTTTAATAAAAATAATGAACTACCACAATTAATAGATGATTATCTATCTGCTGATAAAGCAATCAAAGCATCTAAAAAAATCCAGGACACAGTATCAATAAGAATGAAAGAGATCCTGGGTGAGCATGAGAAAGCTGAATGCCAAGGATATATGATTAATCATTCTACTTATGAAAGAGCTAAAACTAAAACAATTAAAGTTGAAGGTGCAGCTCCTACAATAACTAGAAGGTTTACCATAAAGGATATGAATGGATGATGATCCAAGAAAATACTTTCAGATCAATGCCTATTTATTGGCAAGAAAAGAAAGTGCCAGGAAAGTTAGAAACAAGATCTATGAAAAGACCGGTCTTGAACTTGAGGTTCCTTTTGTTGAGGAGCTTATTGAGTATGTGGCTATGGCTGCCATTGAAGGTCTTAAAATGCAAAATCAAATATTCACAATTCATGTGGACAAAGGAGCAATAAATGAACCAGAAGAACCAGGAGAAAATGACGATGACGAAACCCAACACTAAAAGTATAGTTGAGGCTTTAAGTAAGTTTCAACAAGAGGCTAATGTAGCAGTTAAGGATAAAAAAAATCCTTATTTCAAATCAAGTTATGCTGGATTAGAAGATGTAATTGCAGCTGCTAATCAAGGGGCCAAGTTTGGATTAGCATTTACACAAACTATTGATTATCAAAAACAAATAATAGAAGGTGTAATTGACACTACTATGTATGTAACAACAAGTTTAATGCATACTGATAGTGATGCTGTAATTAAATCTAGATACTTAATCATTCCAAAAAATAATAAGTATGATGATAGCCAGGCCCTGGGATCTGCTATTACTTATGCCAAAAGATATTCTTTACAAGCTATCTATGGATTACCTAGTGAAGATGATGATGGTAATGCAGCTGTATCTTCTAAACCAACAGCAGAAGATAATAAATGGATTAAGTATTCTAAAGAACAAGTAGAAAAAATGAATACTATTTCTAAAGATGCAAATCTATCACCAGAAGAAAGACTAAATAAAATAGAAGATCAAGAAAATTCTCAAAAAAATAATTGGGATAATTGTAAAGAGCAATTACCAGCAGCTGGTGATCAGATCTCTATTCGTTGCTCATACATTAAATCAAAACTTAATGAAATAATTAAAAAGAAAAAGGAGGTTAACAATGGCGACAGTAATGCTAACTAAAAAACAATTAAGAGTTTTAGATTACATTAAAGTCTATTACAAAAAAGATAGAGTACCTCCTACAGTAAGAGAGATAGCTAAACACATGGGATGTGTACATTCAAATGTGCATCGCATGTTAAGGTTATTAGAAAGAGATAATCATATTAAAGTACATCCAGCTAAACCAAGAGGTATAGAAATATTATGATGAAGTTATACAAAAGCAGATTTAGAAAAGAATTTATTAAGGGATTGATAGAGGCTTTTGATGGCACAGAAGATGTTATTTGTATAACAATTCCTGGTACTGAAGATGGTATAGAACCTTATCAAAAGTTTTATACAGCTAGTAGTCCAGAGTTACAAAAGCTAGAACACAATCCTATGTTCCCAAGTGATGTAGAGATTAGACCATTTGAAGAGCTGTGGTTTGAAACTCATAGAGATAAGATAGAACATTTGTTTATTAAAAATCCAACAGAGAATAGTGATGGCAACTAAAACTTATAAGAAAGAGAAAGATCATGGAACAGATATTTCTTTTGAGAATGAGGTAAAAAAAATGAATGAAGGATTAAAAAAACATAAAGATCTAAATTTTTCTGGATTAGAAAAAGAAATAGATAGATTGTCAGAAGAAAGAGATAATCTACTTACAATTAATAAGGGCCACAAAGATTTGAATGGTGAGTTACAAACTAAACTATCTAAAAAAGAACAAGAGGTTGTAGCCTTGTATGAACATGTAAAAATAAAGGACAAGATTATAACAAAACTAAAGGATAGAATTCAAGAGATAATTAAGCAGCTCGTACATCTTTGTAAATCGTGAAACTATTTGTTTTGATTTTATACCTGGGTGTAGGATCTGAATTATATATGATGCATCCTGTCCAGGTTACAGAAGAGCAATGCCAGGATCCACATGAGCATAATCTTTTTGAACATAGAACCATTCTAAACAAGGATAAAGTAGAGCTAGATAGATTTTTTTACCATGGTTATGTAGTGTTCGGTAGCTATTGTGCTGGTTTATTAGGTTCAGTAGAGAACATACCAAAGACTTTACCTTTAAATTGAATATAAAGCCTATACAGAAGGTTTAGTTTCTATACACCCAATCATACTAGCTACCCCTTTAATGTTAATCTGGAGGCCTCTCTGATGGCTTTCTGGCTGCGTTTATCAAAGACTTCCATAGGATAACAGTTTCTATCCCCAAATCCGAACTCATTGTTTTTTGTTTGGTAAGATGCAAAGGTTCTTACAAACTCCCTACCATCCTCCTCAAAGATGTCATAGACATATGCCTCTGTAATTATCTCTGCACACTTCATATTATGATAATCATTTTCACCAGCAATCGTACTATCACCTACAATATCAAGCCAGGTTAATTTCTTAAAAAAATATTTTGTGTTATCAATCGTTACTGATTTCATCTTCTTTTGGTTTCTTTAATTGTTCTATCTCTTGATTAGCTGCATCTAAATCTTCTGTAACATTCTCTAATTTTTGTGTTGATCTTTTCAATGCACTTTCTTTTTCTTTAACACTTGATTGCAGCTCTGCCTTCTCATCCTTGAGTATTCTTACCTGGTCTTTTAATTCTTGTACTACTTCTTTCCAATCTGCTTTAGCTGTCATCTTCCACCACCTTTATATCTAGTGTTTTTTTGTTGTAATTTTTTATGTTTGTTTAAACTTTTTGTGTGTACTCCTGGTCTTTTTTTAGGTTTATCACGAGGTACAAAATGAGTGAACTTTTGTTTAGCCATTAGACTATAGTACCATCCCACCGGTTATCTTTATCTAATCTCATAATGTAAAGTTTTGGTTGTCCATCAATGACAGCTCCTGTTCCAATAACAAATCTCATTTTAAAATTACGAGCATACTCAAAGGCAAGACTTGATTGTTTTGTGAGGCAGCCACATTGCATTGACCATATTAATGAAGAAGGATTTGAGAAGTATTGTATGTTCATCTTACTGTGGAAATGGCCCTGGATTGTATGAAGGCCATATTGCATAGCAAGTTTTAATCCATCAGCTGACATACCATGTGTAGCAAATGCTTTAGATCCATCTGATAATGGTATTGTAATATCATCTACCCATTCCCATCCTGGGCCTACTTCTAAAAACTGATTATAATTTTTTAAGTAAGCTCTTGGCATTCCATGTTTCAATGCTCTTCTATATATTAATGATGAATGATTAGAATGTAGTAGTGTCATTTCTGGAAAAATTTTTTCTAATTTATGTAATCTTTTTTTAGCAGCTATCAGCTCATCACCGGCTGACATAAGATCTGGATCACTATCATGCATTGATAGGGCATGGGCATC